CGTTTGGACAATAACCTATGTTGTATCTCAGAATGTCAGTTCTACCAATACCCCTCGATTTCAAGTAACCCAACGCTTGTTTCATTTGCATCTTTACTTGTATATCTTTTATCTTTGGTAATTCATATAAACGAACAAATTCCTTTGGTAAAACTAATTCTTCTTTGGTTTCTTTGGTATTCTGAGTATAAAGGTTTTTTGTTTTAAGTATTTTTTTGAGGTCATCGAAATATGTTCTATCAACACCTTTCAATTTTTTGAATAATGATATAATACTTCTACCCTTAGCATTACTTACCCAACAATGCCATGGGTTTTCTCCACTATTGTTTACCGTTAAGTCTATTTCTAATTTAGGTTTGTAATGACTAATAAACGGTGAAAAGAATGAGTAATTGTTGCCAGATGTTCTTCGGCCTTTACCGATAACTTTCTCTAACAAAGATAATAAATCGTAATTTATCATAACCACACTTTAAGGAAAATAATATATGTCACAAATATAGTAAAAATTTGTGACAATTACAAGCATTCTTTTAACCACTCTTCTGGTATAGTCTTCTTTGCCCATTTCCAACCCTTTTTATCACAGTATTGTGCATAGGTTGTTTTGCTACCCTTGTATAGTTTTGCATTTGGATTTTGAAAAACAAAACGAATATCCATGTGTGGATATTGTTCAAATATCAAATCCATTTTTTTTCTATCTTCTTTTACCCATCTACCTTTTGTTTCAACATACATTTTACCGCCAGTAATTTTATTAAGAACAAAATCAGGTGTGTAGGTGTGTTTTGTTTCTGGTTGGATATAGTTTATCTTTTCGATTTCATAACCGAATGATTTGTTGGCTTCTGTTAGTAAGTCATTGATACTATCTTCTAACCCACTACGAAATCCATGTTTTATTGCAACTTCATTTCTTTTCATTACATATCAAATCGTACTATAACATTCATATCAACATCATCTCTCTTTTCTAATGGGTTTGCCAATTTAGCAACTGCCAATAGTTCTCTATCATCATTGTATAAACCAATAGTAGTCATATATGGATTAAAGTAAGAACTTGTAACATAATCTTCCAACAAGAAACTACCTTTGTCTTTATCTTTTAATACAGAAGGATTCTGTGTAAAATTAAATTCGTTTTTACGAATTTTACAAATAATTTCATGTTCGTGTATAGTTGTTGTTCCTCTAAACTTTCCATAGAAACCATCAGTTAATTCGTTATAATCAAAACTTCCGGTTCTTCCCAATAAAGAGTTTTCATATTTTGGTCTTGGATCTGAAACTACAACCATACCCGTTTTATAGAAAACATTTCCAACTCTTGCAGTTTGATAAGCATATCCATTTTGTAAACTATTGTTTCTTAAATAAGAAATTTCAGTTGAAGTCAATCCTTTATTGTATATTCTAATCTCATCTAATGATCCAGAAAAACATTTTGTGTTTGTTCCATCATCTGCAATGAAAAATTTATTATCATTCATTACATTTTGAACTATCAGTTTTGTTGTTGATGAGTTTAGAGTACCATTTACCCAAATCTGATAAACACTTCCTGTTTTTTGACAAACAACATGGTGCCATGTATCAGATGTTAATGCACTCGATGTTACTTCAGCAACTTCAAGTTCTGAACTTTGTTTAAACATTATACGGTTCGGTGTTGCATTTGTTTGATTCGTGACACATATATCAAAAGGATATTGTTCTTGTCTTCTTACTGCTTCAACTATATTACCCAACTCTAATGTGTTTTCACTCTTATAATATACATCTTCAATAGTCTTTTTAGAGAACAAACTATTATTTGAAGAAGATACAAATGATTGTGATGTTGGTAAATTTATCCAAAAACTAAATGCAAAATTCTTTGATTTATTAAAGTTAAACATCTCACTATTTCTTACAGATAAGTAAGCACCATCAAATCCAGCGCAAACTCCTGTTGATTGTGATGTATCAGTCGTTGGTATGCCAGAATAATAAGTTATCTTTTTATGATTTCGTATATCAACTAAACTTTTATAGGCAGATGTATCTAACACATAATTTAATTTCTTATTTCTATAATTGTATTCTCTGTATTTTTCATTGAATCCCAAATACATCATCAAATATCCGTCACCAACAAATTTAGTTTGGTCAAATGAGGTGTCTATTAAATTTCCATAACCATCATCTTTCATTGTGTAATTATACGATGCAGTCGGACTAACATTGTTTATCTCAAATGTTTTTTTACGAATACCCTCACCAAATAAATTCATAGGTATCACAAACATAGAACTTGACTGCCAGAGATATGTTACATTACTATCATCAGTAACAGTTCCTGGTATTTTATCTTTATTGTATTCCGTATAGTAATTGTGGTCTAAGTAATACCACAACATTTTTGGATCCAAACTTTGTGTTGTAAATACTCTTTCATACAAAGAAGAGGATAAATTTGCAACATTTCCAATATACTTATGATTTTCTGGATATAATGCACGATATGTATTCAATCCATAATTTTTGTAAAAAAAGTAAACGGAGGAATCAGTAGTAAATTCCCAAAGTTTATTAGCTTCAAATGATTTGACGGTGTATTCACCGGCTTTTAATCGTTTCCAAGCAAGACTTATATTATTTCTGAATTGAAATGACATTTTAATTTAACCTCACTCTAACTTGAAAGATTACTTCATCACCCGATGTTTTTAATACAGGATTCTTTAACTTACCAACCGCAACTAATTGTCTCTTTTTATTATACAATCCGATTGTTGTTATGTATGATTTTGGATTTTCAACCATAGAAACATACTTCAATGATTTATCACTTCCAGAAGTATATGTTATATTTGAACTGTAATTAAAATCTTTCGGTGACACTCTACAAAAATATGTTTCATATACCTTTCTCTCAGTTGATCTCCCAAACCAAGATCCAGTTGATGTTCTCAATGAATGAGTCACATACGTTAATGGAGAGCAAGATGAACTTAACGATAAAAATAAACGATAACTATTGTAACTCTCGGTTGATGCAGTTGATGTTTGTATTGAACAAGATTGATCCATAACAACACCATCCAAAACAACAAGGCCTTTTTTTGGATATATTACACCCCAAGCATCATCCGTATATTCACCATAAATACCATCTTGTAAAGATCCAGAAACTAAATAATAATAATCCTTTAACTCTTCTGTTTGTTTTACACTTTCATTTATATCTTGACTTTCATCTATAAGTGTATAATACTTTCCAAAATTTTGTATTTGTTGCGGTGTTAATATAGTTCCACTTGATGTTAGAAAACTTGAATAAGGGGCAAGGGTCATTTGAAAATTACCAGCATCAATGGCGTCCTTGAATATGTCTCTATCAAATTGTAAAATATAAAAATAATCACCATTTTTATCGTTTTTAAATTTGAATTTTCCTTCTGTTGTATCAAAACATTCAAGCATATATTTTCTATACATAGATTTTGCAGGAAGATACTGCGTCTTTCCTTCTATGTATGATGAACCGGAACCACTTATATGTGCATACGCTATATCAAATTGACGGTATGAGTCATGTGTACCTTCTTGTTTATCAAATACAGGCAAATAATAACTTTTATGTTGAGGTTCTACTGAACCAGTATGAAATGTTTTTAATTTTTCGCTGGTATTACAACTGAATAATCCATCAGTTATATGTTTACGATAAGGACCAATATAATCGGTTTGTGTTTGTATTTTTTTGTAAATAAAACTTGGTAAATCTTCTAAACTCCATCCATCATTTATAAAACTTATCAATGGTTTTGGAGATTTTGGTGTAGTTTCGTTTACTATTATTACTTTGTCAGTTGGCGGAAATTGTTCATCTATTTGAAACTGCACATATTGTTTTAGCAATTCCAATACAAACTTATTTATTTGTAAAGATCCTATCATTTAAAACCAACCTTAAATGTTATTAACAAAATTTTGATCAAAAAAACTATCAGGAACATCCTTTAAAGTTCTCTTGATTTCAGCAGAAACGTCTGTATTAGTTTTATCAAGTGATAGTAACGCATCATCCAATGCCTTTAATAACAATTCACCATCTTTTTCATTAGTAACACGAAATTTATCATCTCTTATCGTATTTAAAAATATTTGTGCCGAATTTGTCACTACTATTGAAAAAATAGCATTTGTTACATTTGGATCTGGATTATTGATTATGAAAAAATCTCCTTCTGTCAATGTTCCAGGATCTAATGTTTGTTGCAAATATGCAGGAAATGTTGGAACTCTTGATACTACTTTCGTTGCTAATGTAGAGATTATTTGTTCTCTTGTATACATATTACCAACTCAATCTTATTTTGATTAAAACATCATTTTGTGGTGATTTTTGTATCGGTTTACTCAATTTAGCAACAGCAAGTAATTCCTTTTTCTCATTATACAAACCAACAGTTGTTATGTAAGTAATTGGATTTTGTATAAAGCATTCGTATTTAAGATACCCTTTTTTATCGCCACTATCTACAACGAATGTTGGATTTGTTGTGTAGTTTGCCTCAGTTGTTGGAACACGAACAAAATAATGATTTGTTGTTTTTCTTCTAACATTTCTGGCTTTCATAGGATAACCAAGAGCAGCTGCACCACTAATAGATGTATGTAACTTCCAAGCATTATCACCAGCAGTATTACTACCAGTAACACTATTGAAGTTTAGATAATCATTTAATCTTGCACCGTTTAGAACAATAACGCCTAAATTTGGATATACTTTACCATATACATCATATTGTGAACCAGTTGTTGGTGGATATATTCCTTCCGCAAGACTACCACTAACTATTTCATAGTAACTATAAGGGTCTTCAACACAGAATGAAGTTTGATTTGCATCACCTGAGTTGTCTATCAATGAAAGTATTTTTGCACCAGCACCAGCAACTTTAACATTACTTCCAGTATGAACATTATTAGCATAATGACTTCCACTTAATTGAGCAAGATTTATTTGGAAGTTACCCAAATCAAGTTTATCACTCAATCCGTCTCTATAAAAGTTTATTACATATATGTCTTTTGGATTAGTCAAAGATGACGTAGCCGGTGTATCAGTCAACTGTGGAACATTATAAAATGTAAAATACTTATCTGGTGTTTCAAGTGCCAATAATCTATATTGAGAATATATTGCCCTTGTTGGACTATCAGCTGCATCATATCCAGATG